TTTTGCAATATTCTGCTTATCAATTGGGCCTGGGGTACTGATACCAAATACTGCGCTAGGAGTTTCTCTACGAGCACTACTGGTAGTAATTCCTCGATTATCATCGCCTAATAATCCCTGAGTAGCTAGTGCAGCCGCAAGCGGGTGAATTGGCTTTTTAATTTGCGTAGCATCCGCTACTGTGGAATTTATTTTTTTATTGTATTCAGCAACTGGTGCACGACCTGAACGAGCCCCTCGATCTGCAGAACTACCTTCAACTACTTGGTCCGAAGCTGCTAGACCAGGGAGCATGAAGTTCATTGATTCGTCCATGACACAACCCATCCAATAGCCGCGCTTTGGATCACCATCGATAAAAATTACAACAACTGTTGTTCCAGGATCAGGCGGTACGAACCACATACCGTAACTCTTTTGGGTATTGTTGTAATCGTTTGGATCTTCACCTACTTGATTTACTCCTGTAACTCCATAGAATGGAGTCATCATTTTTACAGAGTGTAGCTGGCCTTCGGAACTACTATTACCAACTGGACGCAATAGTTCAACTTCTAGCACTCCCATATATGTCGGATCTTGGTGGCTGATTACCCTTGCAAGGAATGGCCCGGGACGTGGGTCAGGCTGATTAGTCGGTGCGTAATCGTCGTCGTTATTAGACATTAATTGTTCCTGTATTCATTACTGTTCAGCCTTCTTCTCTACTACTGCGGCATTAGTAAATGTAGCAGTAGGTGTCGGTGCAACTTTTGATTCTTGCTGCGGTCTACGAAATCCTGCCAGTGTCTGGGTAAATAATCCACCTTTAAATTCACTAGTTACGTTCGTAACTTTATATAGTCCACTGAATTGTGTCACTGGTGCAGATGTGCTGCCTGCCCCAAAGTTATATAATCCAGTTGTTTGATTAAGGTCAATCGGTGTTCTAAAGTTAACAACAATATCTACTTCGCTACTTTGATAATTCACAGAGCCGTCGGCATTTAAGTTGCTGTGTTTAGTCTGCTGAGAAGTATAGTTGCCTTGTCCACTCTGCGCGATGTAATACGGATCACCAATAATTTGCATGTTTAGACTCATCATGTCTTTACCGTTAGTCATTGCATCATGAAATAGTCTAGCAGCCCTAGTACCAGAATCTTCGCCACCGCCACCACCAAGTCGATCAGTGCTAGTTTTAGTACCAATATATTTCACTTGAGTAGGAGTGGCATTTTTATCAGGTTCGTTACCAGCAGTTAACGGAGTTGCGATTGCATTTTTTTCTGCGGTTCCTCCAGTCTGATCAGAAGTCTTAACGTCTTGGGATCTTTTAAAATTGTCAGCGCCCATCATTGCACTAAAACTATTGTTAAATTCAAGTTCAAACTTCATTATATCGACATTTTTACCCGTATACAGATAGTCGTATACCTTAACTGCTTGTTTTTTAAGTTCATCAAATCCCGGAGCAGGAGTATTAGGCGGCATCAATACACTAGCATGTACGCCGTACGGTACAACTCGATATACAATCAATTTAGGTTTTTCGCCAGTCGATACCATGTTCTCGTTAGATGATATAACAAATGTCTGGACATCAATTCGCCACCAGCCGCGATATCCTTCTTTAGTTAAATTAGAAGGTTCAAATGTTTTATTCGGAAAATTACTAGCAAGTAATACTTGATTAATCGCGTTTACAACATCAGTATCTTGTCTAAATTTAAAGTCACTTGTTGTTACATCAACTGCATTATTAGCCCGAACGTTCACTTTTAACTTTGGATCATACACTTGATTGTCTTTTCCTACAGGAGCATCACCTTTTCTGCCTAGGTCAAATCCCATACTTGCGCTGCCGAGAGAATTACATTTTCCCTCAGGTTGAATTAACGTTTTATTAATGGTGCCGGAGCTACGTACTACTCCTAATTTTTCAAATAATTCTTTACTGACAGTTTCTTTAGGAGCTGCGGTAGCACTTGATGGCACTTCTTTGTTATCAGGGGTTGCCACCGAAGTAGCAGCCGAAGTCGTATCAAACGGAAACAATATTAAAATTTCATCAGGCACTGCTACAGTTCCATCAGTTTTAAGTTGTGTTAACCTTTGATTCATAACTACTTGCAGACTCTTTTCGCCAGTCTGCAACATTTCAATGACCGTTGTACCTTTAACTGATACGTCACTTCGTAGATTAGCATGTTTCGAAGTCAATGCAGTTTGATTATACGGTACTGCTTCGCAGGTATAGATACTTCCACTGCCTGTGACCCGCATACCAATCTGTGTAAATTTAAATGGCATTTTTCGGGCAGTCCCAGAAATATTATCCATTTGTCCCGTTTCTTTGTTGCCTCTAAAATCAATAGTAAGAAGGAACGGAGCTTCACGCCAGTTCGGCCAGCCAGCTTGGTAAGCAGCTGTTTGCACGGATATCATAAACATTCCCATACTGTATGGTTCTGTTATTTGAAATCGTATGCCTGTAGCATTAGTATTATTGTTCTTCTCGTGGCCGAGCAAACTCTCAATCACTAAGTTGTCAATAAAGAAATCAAATTTTCCGTAAGGAGTTTGAATTCTATTATTTGAATCTGAATTTGCCGACTTGCAAATTAACGGAATGCGTTTATTTGCCATGTAGCTAGAGTCAGGAAAATTAACATCATTGTCTGTTAGTACGCCAATACCTAGTACATAGTCGTATGATGCATAAGCAAACAAGGGATTTTTTAGTGGAAGTTTTACACCGGGCATATCTTTAAATATTGGAGATAATGCGCTAAGTACTCCGCTCACTGCACTAGATATAGATGATAGCGCAGATGCTGGGCCCGATGACGACAGCGTGTTACTAACTACGCTAACCGCATTAGTTGCCGAATTGACAATGCTTCCGAAATCCATATTATAATCCCAAGACGGTTTTTAAACTTCCGCTTTTTGGTATGTAAATCTTCTTGCCAGGAATAAAATCAAAAATTGGATCTTGTAGTACATTCAGATTACGTTGAATAAACACCCACCACAATGTAGCATCACCATATAAGTCGAACGCCAATAGGTCAGGGCGAAACGTGTATTGCGATTCAATCGTGTAGAGAAAATCATCAGTCTCGGCACTCACTGGGCGGATAGTTAATACATCTAAATAATCTTGTTTAGTAGTGGTAGTATACCACGGACTAGTGTTTCTGTAAACTGCTGACATGTTAAATATATCCAAAAGAATTATTAAGATAGCCACCGGTAACAAATTTATCTAAGCTAAATTTACGAGCACTATCTCTACTGTATATCGGTTGCAATGTAACTTGAAATGAACTCTTTGTAGGTACATGACTTACTCCGCCGCTTGTAGTGCCGCCGAGTCCAAATGCTCCCATTAGGCCAGCTACTTGTCCTACGCCACCTGCTATACTACTTATTCCGCTAGTAATTCCAGAAAGCTGAGGAATGACTCCGCCTAGCATGTCAGCTAATCCGCCAATCGACTCAGCTGTAGAACCAGCAGCGCCGGCGGCGCTACCTACTACGTCACACCCAATATAATCACAATTTGGATCAAGTTGGACAGAGAACTGTGTGATTACGACCGGTACGTTCTTAAACACATAATTTCCGTAACCGTTAAGGAATACTACAGGAGGAGGATTGCCAGCTTTGGGATCGTTGCCGGCGAACATTTTAGTCATAGAGCGGAGATAGTGTACAGCGGCAATCCAATAAAGGGCTTGAGTCGGATCTTCTACGTTAAACGGTGCAGTTATTGTGATTGCTCCGGGGTCACTATTCTTAAATGACTGGAAGGTATAGTTTGTATGGGTCGTATCAATAGTATTGTACTTTGCACTACCTGCCATGTTTATCGTCGGAGTATATGGGAAAATTAGTCCTCCTGCATCTTTCAAAGGGGCCATAACAGGGCTCGACTTAAAGCTAGTCCAGTTAGGTAAACTTAATCGGACTCTCCAATCATTCGCATTTGCATCACCTCCAAAGGAAGCAACTGCGCCCATAATGTCGCCTATCGCTTCGCCAGCCGCTGGTAAGTTAATACTACGTATTGCGCCTAGCACACCATCTGCACTGTAAGCTGTAGACAATGCTGCACTTAGTCGGCTAGCTGTTCCGATCGCTTGATTAGCTGCTCCTATTGCATTTGATGCCGCTCCAATGTTAGATATTAGGCTTTGGCCTGAATCAAATAATCCCATAACAAATCTCCCTCTTTGGCAAGTATTTATTTGACTTTATAAACTACATAGTTTATAATAACTGTTAATAGGAGTGACATATGGCCGCTAAAGTAAATTACCTAAACAACAAGGATATGTTGTTAGAGATACACAGATCGAAGAGCTCGTACTGTAGTCTAGTAAGTCCAGAACACCACCAATATGACCTTATATTGCCAAGTGTAGACAAGATTAACATACGTACAGTAGCAGAGGCAAAGCGTGTTCGTGCTAAAAGAATCGGCGATTTAGAGTATGCTCGCCGTAAAGCATTAGGCGAAAAAGTCAAACAAGCTGATACCGAAGTTGATTATAAGACTATTACCAAGCTAGATGTAGTGTTTAGAGTAATGACATTCGATCATATTCCACTTAACACTACCCGCAAAAAGAACCCTAAAAGTCTTGCAGATCATAGAGATAAAGTGAATTTTCCACCGTTTCAACACTGGAAATACAATGAAGCAGACGAAGTAGTATGCGTGGGCAAGAGTCATTGGAAAGGTGATTTAGAAACCGGGCACTTTGATAAAGATGCTGGACAAATTACGCCAACATTAGCACGTATGATGATTAAACTCTGTGAGCGATATGCTACACGGGGCAACGTTCGCGGCTATACGTACAACGACGAAATGAAAGGGCAAGCAATTTTACAGCTTGCACAGATTGGATTACAGTTTGACGAATCGAAAAGTGATAATCCGTTTGCATACTTTACGGCCGCTGTAACTAACAGCTTTGTCCGTGTCATTAATATTGAAAAACGCAATCAAAATATCCGAGATGACGTCTTGGAAATGAATGGTATGAACCCTAGCTACAGTAGAACAGGTGCAGGCGAACATGCCGCGGCATTAAAACGACACAACGAGGATACATCTAGTGAGTAATTTATTCAAAAAGATAGCCTGTTTCACGGATATTCACTTCGGCATGAAGTCGAATAGTTCCGTCCACAATCAAGACTGCGAAGACTTTGTTGATTGGTACATTGCAAAGGCAAAGGAGGAAGGATGTGATACAGGAATTTTTATGGGGGACTGGCATCATAATCGGAACAGTCTCAATATCACTACTATGGATTATAGTCTTAGAGCCCTTGAGAAACTTGGAAAGGCTTTTGATAACTTTTATTTCTTTCCTGGCAACCATGATCTTTATTACAAAGATAAGCGGGACATCCACTCTGTTGAATTCGGAAAGTATATTCCTGGTATCACTGTGGTACACAAGCCCACTACTATTGGGGACGTTACTTTGTGTCCTTGGCTTGTCGGCGAAGAATGGAAGACAGTAGGTAAAAACGGAGGCAAGTACATTTTTGGACACTTTGAATTACCTAACTTTTTTATGAACGCAATGGTGCAAATGCCGGATCACGGTGAAATGCAACTCGACAGCTTTAAGAGTTACGAGTTAGGTTTCAGCGGACACTTTCACAAGCGCCAGCAACGTCAAAATATGATTTATATCGGCAATGCATTTCCGCACAACTATGCCGATGCATGGG